CTATTTACATTTGAACCAAACTTCATAACACCTATTTTATTAGGGTGCCTAAGTTCTGGAACAAGTTATGTTTTATGTCAAGTATTTGACGATGAAGGAATAAAAATAAAATGGACAAAGTAAAACTACAAGAAATGGTTAAAGAAGAGGTTCAAAACCTTCTTAGTGAAGCTGTTAGCCCTGCTCTGAGAATCCAAAGCGTCATTCGCCGCCTCAAGCGCGCAGACCCCAAGTCAAAAACCTACGAAGCCGCCATCAACGCCGCCGTAAAAGAACTTGAAGCAATTTCAAACGAACTGGAAGGTCGATAATGAAGAACATAAACATTTGGGTAGATAATCACTGGATGCTTCGCCCACCAACAAACTGCTGCAAGGGGTCTTAACTATGTCAAAGAAACAAGTTCTAATAGAATACTTTCAACTTGAAACACTAACGGAAGCCAAACGTGCTGACGATGGTTTCGTTTACCTAAAAGGTCTCCTTCAACACGCCAACAAAAAGAATGGCAACCTACGAGTTTACCCACCTCGCGCTCTCCAAAGAGAAGTCGAGAACTACAAGAAAATAGTTCGTGAGCGCAGAGCCTACGGGGAACTCGACCACCCCGACACATCAGTCGTAGAACTAAAAAACGCATCACACCTTATTACTGAAATTCACATGGACGGTGATGCAGTCTATGGCACACTAAAACTACTCAATACCCCAGCAGGCAAAATCGCCCAACAAATTGTTTTGGACGGTGGCTCACTGGGTATCTCCTCCCGTGGTTTAGGCTCAACTCGCCAAGAGCGCGGACTAACTATGGTAGAGGACGACTTTACACTTATTTGCTTTGACCTTGTTTCAGAGGCATCCACCCCCGGTGCATACCTTATGAAAGAAGCAAAGGAAAGAGAAATCTTTGGTAAGGCTGACAGAATCAACCGTGCCCTCAACGACATTCTTGTAGGGAGAAAATAAAATGAACAAGAACCAACTAAGAGAAATAATCAAAGAAGAAATACAAGCAGTCGTCACTGAAGGTATGCTTGACAACGTTGGTCTAAAAGATGTAGAAGTCTCCGAGGACGATTACAAAAAGTTTGCCGAAGTAGTAAAGACTATGTTTGGTGGTTCTATTGATAAAGAAGACATTCCCGCAAAATGGGAAAAAACAATAGGCTACCCCCTAATGAAACCCGAACTAAAGAACCTCGCTAACAGACTTATGAGAGACAGGCTTCTTTACTTGGGAGGAGATTTTGACCTATGAATAAAGAACAGTTGAGAAAACTTATCAAAGAAGAACTGAAAGCAGTTCTCAACGAAGACGGACACACAGATGTATCTTCTGCCCGTCGTCAAGCAAAACTCGCCATCGAGGATAGCCAAGACATTCTACAACACCTAGAAGGCTTCAGCGCAGAGCAAGACCTTCCTTCTTGGTGGATGAAGAAGGTGTCTTTGGCTTCTGCTTATCTCAACAGCGCAAGAGACTACCTACTCACCAGCGGCGAACCTGTGAACGAGATGGGCGCTCGACAACACGCCCCTTCGATAGCAATACGAGCGGCAAAACGATGCCGCATCTTGGAGCCGCGATACGAGGAAGCCAATTCAGCGGTCGCTATAAACCCTGCTGACGTGGTTGCCATTGATAGGCACCGACGCATTAAGAAAGAGGCAGAAAAACTCGGCTGCGATTGGTTGAGAGAACTATGAAGCGAGAACAACCAAAACCAACCCTAAAGGAGAGGGACATACTATGAAAAAAGAACAACTAAAACAAATCATAAAGGAAGAACTTCAGGCAATGCTGAACGAAATGGACTACAAAAGTCCAGAGTGCAAGGATTTGCATGACGATTACAAAGACGCCAAATTTGATGGCTATGCTAACCCCGGCGGGTATGCTGAGGCGGGCATGGCTTCCGCAGTAGCCAAAGCAAAAGGAAAAGGCTGTAAATGGCATTTAAACCTGTAAATGGTCAGCAAACTATGAAGAAAGAACAACTAAAAAAACTTATCAAACCCATTATCAAAGAGTGCATCCACGAAGTTATTATCGAGGAAGGCATTCTTACAAAGGTTGTAGCAGAAGTGGCTAAGGGTATGGGCAATGTTATTGTTGAAGCAAAACAACCAGAACCAACACCAGAACCACAAAGAAACACAAACCAAGAAGCAATAGAACTACAAAAGAAGCGCCTTGCCGACAAAAGACAAATGCTTACAAAAGCAGTAGGCGAAGGCGCGTATTCAAACATTTTTGAGGGAATCGAACCAATGGACGCACCCGTTGAAGGCGCTGGCGCTGCTGGTCCTATGTCTGGTGTAAGTGCAAAAGACCCTGGTGTGGACATTTCAGGCATCATGGCTCTTGGGGGAAGAAACTGGAAATCCCTAGCCACAGCTAAAAAGAGGTAACATGGCACACGTAAAAGTGGAAGCTCGCCGCAATGAACCCGGCGAGAGACTAATAAAAAGGTTCTCAAGAAAAGTAAAGAAAGAAGGCATCATAGACGAAGTAAGAGAAAGAAGATTCTTTGTCAAGCCATCCAAGATAAGAAGATTAAAAAAACTTCGCAGAAAAAAAATAGCTAGAAAGATAACCAACGAGCAAAAGACTAAATAAGTTTTTTGAGTTCGTTAGGACTATTTATTAACGACTATTTCTGTCAAGGGAGAAGTGTATTATGTCATCACTGTTTGAAAAGGCAATTGCAGATGCGAAGGAGTTGAAAGAAACTGCCCTCCGCAATGCCGAAAAGGAACTTATTGAGAAGTATTCTGTAGAGCTAAAAGAGGCTGTAGAGAACCTTCTTGAGCAGGACGAAGAAGAAGAGCTAGAAGCTGCCGAGGAGGAGACTCCCGAAGGCGGTGAAGAAATGGCTATGGACATGGAAATGGACGCCGAGCCTGCTGAACCAACTGGCGATGACTCACTAATGGCACAAGTCCCAGACGCAGCAACTGCAATTCTTTCTGGCGAGATGGACGACAGCGACGAGGAAATCGAGATTGACTTTGATGAACTCCGCGCCGCAGTTGATGCAGAAATGAACCCTTCCTCCCCAGAAGAAATGATTGACAGAGAAGAAGAACTTCTCGCTCCCGCTGCGGAAGAAGAAGAGGAAGAGATGATGGAAGAGGGTGACGGTCTTGATGAAGCCATCGCTGCCCTAACAGAAGAACAACTCGACGCCCTTCTAGAAGAAGTCAACGTTGACATTAAGTCTCAACACCCCAACAACGGTTGGGCTGGCTCCACAGCCGGTGACCGTGCTGAGAACGTCGAGCTTGCCGCACTAGCTGCCGCAGTTGATGAAGAGCAAGAGAAAAACAAAGAACTACAACACCAAAACAAGATGCTTTCCGAGCAACTTGAAAAGGCAAAGGAAGTTTTGATTGAGATGAAGCAAAAGGCTGCCGAAGTAAACCTTCAGAACGCCAGACTTTACTACACAACTCAAGCACTAACTTCAAAAGAACTTAATACTCGTCAAAAAGATAAAATTGTCGAGTCATTGGCGAAAGCCAATACAATTGAGGAAACTAAACTGGTTTATGAGACCATGAAAGATTCAGTGGGTAGCACCAATGAAAGAACAGCACCAGAATCACTGTCTGAGGCTGTAAACCGCACTCGTTCCCTCGTCGTCTCCTCTCACAAGAGAGAAGATACTAAAACCGAGCAAGCTCCAATGTTTAAGAATTGGCGTAAGCTCGCAGGAATAGAAAAATAAAGGAGGAAAAACTATGTCTGCATTAGAAAAATTAACAGAAGGCATTGTTGCTCGTGATCTCCAAAAAGAAGGTGCTGCCCTACTAAACAAGTGGGAAGGCACAGGTCTTCTAGAAGGTCTCAACAACGATGTTACAAAAAACAACATGGCTCGTCTCTTAGAGAACCAAGCCAAGGAACTTCTCCGTGAAGCTTCCACAATGGCGGCTGGTGATGTCGAAGGCTTTAGCGCCGTAGCATTCCCAATCGTCCGCAGAGTCTTTGGTGAGCTAATCGCCAACGAACTCGTTTCCGTCCAACCAATGAGCCTACCATCAGGTCTCATTTTCTTCTTGGACTTCACCGCAAACTCAGGTCGCGTAGGTTACGCCGCTGATACCTCACTCTACGGTGGTGGTGTCACAGGCTCAAGCCTTGAGAATGGTATGGACCTCACAGGTGACAACGCCGAGCGCGGACCATACGCCCTCAACAACGGCTATGCTTCACCAACAGGTAGCGCTACTGTTTCACTAACAGCAGTTGCTTCCGGTACATTCGGTGGCACAGGTTCAGAAGCCGAACTAGGTGGTCTAACTCAAGAGCAGTTTGACAACCTTCTCTGCCACTCTGACCCTGATTTTGTTTCAGGTACAACAAGCGTTTACGTTGCTAAGATTGCCAAGAGCGGTCTTGATAACCTAAACAACGATAACCTAGTAAGCATTTCTTACGGAAGTGCTGGCAACGGTGCAATCACAGGTTCACAAAGAATCGTTCGCCGCCTAACAAGCTTCTCCGGTTCTGCCGCAGAAAACTACATTGGCACTCGTACTGCTGATGACCTGTTGCTCGTTATTGCTGACATCAATGGTACTGTAACACCAACAGCCATGGCTGCCGGTAAGGGAACACTAGCCCTCACCTACGCCGTCGCTGACGTTTTTGGCAACACTGGCGACGCAGTTGGCGCTGTCCGTGGTGTAACACCATGGGGTCTAGAGGCTGAAAGCAACATTCCAGAGATTGACATCAAGGTTGAAAGCACAGCTATCACAGCCAACACCAAGAAGCTCAAGGCTAAGTGGTCACCCGAACTCGGTCAAGACCTCAACGCCTACCACAACCTCGACGCCGAGGTTGAGCTTACAAGCATCCTTTCTGAGCAGATTGCTCTAGAGATCGATCAAGAAATCTTGAACGACCTCATCCAAGGTGCAAAAGGCAACGTTCGTTACTGGTCACGCCGCCCAGGCAAGTTTGTTAACCGCACAACTGGTAACGAAATTGGTGCATCTGGTGCTCCTGACTTCACAGGTACGGTTAGCGAATGGTACGAGACTCTTCTAGAGACCATCAACGATGTGTCCGCAGAGATTCACCGTAAGACCGTTCGCGGCGGTGCAAACTTCATCGTTTGCTCACCAGAAGTTGCTAACATTCTAGAGTTCACTGCTGGCTTCCGCGCCAACGTTACCGTTGACGCCAATGGCACAGCCGGTGCTGTAAATGTTGGTAGCATCTCCAAGAAGCTAGACGTTTACGTCGACCCATACTTCCCACGTCAAATCGTGCTAGTTGGTCGCCGTGGCAACAGCTTCCTAGAGAGTGGTTACGTCTACGCTCCTTACGTTCCACTACAGGTCACTCCTACCATCTTTGGTACAGAGGACTTCGTGCCACGTAAGGGTGTGATGACACGCTACGGCAAGAAGATGGTTCGCCCCGACATGTACGGTGTGGTCGTCTGCCTTGACGTTGCTAGCTAAGTTTAGCTAAAACCCGATAGAGTTGCCCCTCGTCTGCTTCGGTAGGCGGGGGGTTTCTCTTTGGGGAAACTATTTAGGAAGAAGAGGGTTTAACACTATGCCAGTTCCACAACTTAGTCCAGAATCTACCGTAAGCACATCTGTTTTAACAGCCACAGGCTCAACAGATGATGTGGTAGCTGCTTTACCATTTACCGTATACAGCGACAGCGCAGCTTTTATTAGCGGCGCAGCAGACCAAGTAGCCTATGTTTATAAAAAACTAGGCGGCGATGTTTTAGACATCGAAATAAAAACTGGTAATGTTTATGCCGCTTATCAAGAAGCAGTGTTAGAATACTCATACATGATAAACTCTCATCAAGCTAAAAACGTCCTTTCCGACATGCTTGGTGCAACAACCTCTTCATTTGATGAGGATGGCGAGATTACAGCAGGCGCATCTGATGCATCAAGAGACTTTCCAAACTTTGGTTTTGCTTATGCACGTCGCGTGGCAGAGGGTGTGTCAACAGAAGCCGGTGTCGGTGGTTTCCTAACAGAATACTCAGCAAGTTTCAAGCTGGAACCAAATGTACAACAATACGACTTACAATCTATTGTTCAGGCTTCTAGCTCATTGACCTCCTCAGATTATTACAACGAGATCAATAATAAAAAAGTTCTTATCAGAAACGTTTACTACAAAAGCCCAAGGGTCATGTGGAGATTCTTCGGATACTATGGTGGTCTAAATGTAGTTGGCAACCTTTCAACATACGGTCAGTATGCTGATGATGCAACTTACGAAGTTATCCCAACTTGGCAAAACCGCTTACAGGCTATGTCTTTTGAAGATAGCGTAAACGTTCGCTTTTCACACTATTCTTATGAGTTGCACAACAACTTTCTAAAAATTTATCCACCCCCAGGAAGCTCTGTAGACGCCGACGATTACATCTGGTTTACATTTACTGTCGACAAGGATGCAAACGCCGTAGACGAGACCAGGGACCGTGGAGTGAAGGGTGTAAACAACATGAACACACTGCCATTTGCAAACATTCCCTACGATAACATCAACTCGGTGGGTAAGCAGTGGATTCGCCGCTATGCTCTTGCTCTATGTAAAGAAATTCTTGGTCAAGTGCGCTCTAAGTTTGCCACAATTCCAATTCCAAACGACTCAGTAACACTGAATGGTCCAGATTTGGTAAGCCAAGCCAGAGAAGAACAACAAAACCTAAAAACAGAACTAAAAGAGCTTCTAGACCAACTAACTTACGGCGCATTAGCCGAGTCAGACACGGCAATTGTTGAAAATTCACAAAAACTCTTCCAAAATGTTCCAAATGCAATCTTCGTGGGGTAAATAAATGGCAAAATTCACAAGACCAGACGCTCCACCTCCACCACTCTTTGTTGGTAAAAAAGAAAGAGACTTGGTTCGCCAAGTTAATACCGAACTTATTGAAAATGTGGTTGGACAGGTCATAGCTTACTACTCAATCGACATTGACAGTTCAGATTTTCATCCAATTTACGGAGAGAGCAAAGAAAAAAACTTCTTACCACCCGTAAGAGTTTATGCAAGAGTGGAAACACAACAATCAGACACTTTTCAAACTAAATCTGGTTTTGATAGAAGACAAAAGATAAGTGTTTATTTTCACCGTAAGAGATTAACAGAAGACCAAAACCTTTTTGTAAGAGTTGGAGACTTTGTTTATTACGATGGAGATTATTACGAGATTGTGCAAACAAATGGAAGTAAAAGATTGTTTGGTCAAGAAGGACAAAAGTACGAAATTTTAGCAGAGTGCATAAAAGCAAGAGAAGGAATGTTTAATGGATAAGGCAGAATTAAAAGAACAGCCATTTATTGAATCATCCATTGAAACTATGGATACGGCACTTTTTAACTATTTGAACGGGCTGGAGTTTCAAACTACTCAACAGGGTGAGGCAGAAAAAGTACCCCTTATCTGGTCATCTTCAGAAAGGGTTTATCAAATAAAAAATAGCAAAGAGTTAAGAGATGATAACGAAACTTTAAAACTCCCCTTGATGACCGTTTATAGAGCGAGTATCCAAAGAGACACAGATACTTTTCCCTTCACGCCAGGAAATAATTTTTACCCTATTGCTAGAAGAATCCTGCCAGTACAAACGCAAAAGTTTGCGAACGCTGTATCAAGAAAGAAGTTTGGCGTGAGCAACAGCAGGTTTGACAACGATAAGGTGGTGTATGAAACTCTTTATTCAGAAAACATTGTAGCCGTTTTGGCGAATTATAATGTTTTGATTAGAACAAATTACCTTCTCGACATGAACCAAATTCTCAACAAGTTTTTAACCGCAACAACTTATCGAGAAGTAAAAATAAAACACGAAGAACACAGCTACTACTTAACACTTCCCACAGAGTTTTCTTTTGATAAAATTTCAGAGACGCTTGACACAGAAGAAAGAATGTTTGAAACAACGATTGAACTAAAGGTAAGGGGTGCTCTTTTCCCAAGAATAGAGAACGTTGAAGACAAAGTTATCAAAACCGCTCAAAATGCAGTAAACATTAAATTCAACAAAGAGCGCACAATAGTTGGAGACCAAGCTACCGTGGCAAAGGGCGTAAAAACATTTGTAGAAGAGTAGCCTCCTTTTCATTTAATTGACTACTATTTATTAATGAAATTCTACGAGGAGTGATTTCGTAATGTCAGTAAAAAAGTTTAAATTTGTTTCCCCTGGCGTGTTCATCAATGAGATTGATAACTCGCAACTCCCCCAACCACCCGCTCAAGAAGGACCAACTCTTGTTGGACGTTCGCTTCGCGGTCCTGCTCTACGTCCCGTACAGGTTGACTCACTAGAGCAGTTGGTAGAGGTTTTTGGACCACCAATCGCAGGCAACGAGAACGTTGATGCTTTCCGTAACCCAGCTTACGGTGCAGCCACATACGGTCTTTACGCCGCCGAAGCTTGGTTGAGAAACAACCCCACAGTAAACTTTGTGCGTCTCATCGGTCGCCAAGACCCAAACTACACAGTCGATTCCGGTGAAGCTGGTTGGCGTCTAGCCCCATACAGCGCCAGCGCTGACGGTGGTGGTGCTTACGGTATTTACGTTTTTAACTCACAATCTTCTGGACACCACACAGGTACTCTAGGCGCAGTTGTTTACTGCGACTCTAATACAAGCGTCGGCGTTAGTGGCAGTCTTGCCGGTAATGGCACTGCAATTCAAGGTGGTTGCGCCCTTATTGAAGCCGACGACGGCGACATAACTGTGCGAATCATTACTGGTGCAGGTCTGGTTGAGACCGCTGTCAACTTTGATAGAACTTCAAGAAAATACATTCGCAGCGTTCTAAACACCAACCCCACAAAAACAAATAGCGAAGTTACCCCATCCACAGACCTTCAGGAATACTTCCTTGGCGAAACCTTTGAGAGAGCCATTGAAGAAGAGATTGGTGGAATTAGCAACATTGCCCACACCATGGTAATCCCACTAAAGTCTGGCTCACTTGACGGCGCTGACTTTAGACAAGGCTTTGTGGATTCACAAACAGGTTGGATTATTTCTCAAGACTTAAACACCACACCAACAGGCTTCAACCCAGAACTTGACACAAGAGCACAAAAACTCTTCAAGCTACACGGATTGAAAACAGGTGAGTACGACCAAGGAAACATCAAAGTTTCAGTAGAGAACATCATCCCATCAAAGACTCCCGGTCAACACGGCACTTTTAACGTTGTTGTCCGCAGAATGGATGATAATGATGCCAAGGTTAGAGAAGTTGAAAGATTCAACGCTGTAACCCTCAACCCCAACTCACCAAACTACATTGGTGCTCAAATTGGTGATAGATTCACAGAGTGGAACAACGAGAAGAGAGTATACGACGAGTATGGTCAATACGAGAACCAATCAAGTTACGTTCGTGTAGAGGTAGCCCAAACCATTGATGATGGTGCAAGCGACCCAACACTACTACCATACGGCTTCTTTGGACCACTAAAATACAAGAACATTTCTAACCTTTCTGGCTCCTCACTATCAAATGGTGAATTCGGAGTAGGCACTGGTTCACTCCCAGATAACCAAAGACCTTCCGTCACCAGCAACGCATCAGGTGATTTGCTTCTCGGTAAGGCTAACGAAATCTCAATTAGAATGCCCAGAATCCCACTACGCACAACAACTGCGGTCGGTGATGTGAGTAGCGTTAACGCAGCCTTCTTCGGCTTAACAACCACAAGAGCTTCTGGTTCAACCACTTTTGATGATTCAGTTGGAGACATCTTGCGTAGCAAGCCTTCAGGAATTAGCTCCTTCACAGCAGGCAACGTCACAGAGGTATCTCACATCTTTACCCTAGACGACATTGTTCTTAACGGTGGCGTTTTAAGTTACAGCAGTGGTTCCAGAGCAGGCGGCACTTCACTAACAGCCACCAGCGGCGCATACGCTGTTCTCACTGGCACAGCCGCACCAAAAGGCTTCACAATGCCCTTGTTCGGTGGTTTCGACGGAATGGACATTACAGAGAAAGACCCCTTTGCCAACAAGAACACTTCTGGCGAAAGCGAGCGCTCAAGCTACGCATACCACACACTAACTGTTGCAATGGATTCTTTCAAGGATACGGAAGTTATTGAAACAAACGTCGTCAGCGTCCCAGGTGTAACCACAGCCGGTCTAACAGACAAGCTTCTAGACCTTGCTGAAGACCGTGGCGATTGCCTAGCAGTTATCGACCTAGCAGGCGGTTACCAACCACCAGCAGAGACAACCAACACTTTCCAAAACAGAGTCGGTTCCGTTGATAGCACAGTAAAACAGCTTAACAATAGAGCCATTAACACAAGCTACGGCTGCGCTTTCTACCCCTGGGTAAGAGCAAAAGATTCCTTCAGCGACACAACAGTATGGCTACCACCATCAGTTGCAGCTATCGGCGCTTTCTCTTTCACAGATAGAAACGCAGAGCCATGGTTCGCACCAGCAGGCTTTAACCGTGGTGGTCTCTCAAAGGGCGCAGGTGGTCTACAAGTTGTAGGCGTAGCCGACAGACTTCGCTCAAGAGACCGTGATGACCTCTACGAAGCAAACATCAACCCAATTGGTACATTCCCCAACGAAGGCGTTGTAATTCTTGGTCAAAAGACACTACAAACAACACCTTCCGCTCTAGATAGAATTAACGTTCGTCGCCTCTTGATTTACACAAAGCGTCAAATCACAGCAGTCGCCAATGACATTCTCTTTGAGCAGAACGTACAAGCAACTTGGAATAACTTCATCTCCAAGGCAGAGCCAATCCTAGACGACATTCAGGCTGGTTTCGGTCTTGAGGAATACAGACTTGTTCTCGATGAGAGCACAACAACACCAGAGCTTCGTGATAGAAACGTCCTTTACGCAAAGGTCTTCTTGAAGCCAGCAAAATCAATTGAGTTCATCGCTCTAGATTTTATTATCACAAACTCGGCAGCAGTTTTTGAGTAACAACAGGAGATAAATAAACAATGGCAAATTTTTGGAATTCAGCCGAACTAGAACCTAAAAAGAGTTATCAGTACACCGTTACGATGGGTACAATTGCTGACTCATTTCTAATCAAGTCAGCAAAGCTACCAGTGCTAGAGGTAGGAACTCTAGAGGCAGATTACACCCAATACAAGTTTTACTACCCTGGAAAGGTTAGCTGGTCTCCTGTGCAGTTTACTATCTACGACGTTGTTGGTTCAAAATCTGTTGCTCAAAATTTAACATCGCTATTTGCTGCTATTGGCATTAACAAGCCTGTTAATTCTAACCAGCTAGCAACTCTTTCAAAGCGTAACGCCGCGTCAGCAGTAGGCAATGTTATTATTAGCCAGATTGATACAAACGGCACCCAAATTGGTTCTTGGACACTAACCAACGCCTTTATCACAAACATCGACTTCGGTCAGCACGGATACTCTGACGAGGGTCTAATCGAAGTTTCAGTTGACATGGCATACGATTGGGCAGAGTACAAGGCTGGCGCTTAATTAAAAAAGAGGTATTATGAGAAATGAAGATAGACTTGGCTTACAGCCTGATGTAAGTCAGCCGATTGGCGCTACGCCACCGGCAGCAGCGAGTTCGATTCTTAATTTTCCATCACCAACAGAATTTGTAGAACTACCTTCGGGGGGTAAATACTATCCCGATGGTAGTTCTCTATTTGGTGTGGAGAAAGTAGAAATAAAAGTAATGACAGCAAAAGAAGAAGACATTCTTATGAACGAGAATTATCTTAAAAATGGAGTTGTCATTGACAAACTACTGCAAAGTGTTATAGTAGATAAATCAATTAGAATAGATGATTTACTTATTGGCGATAAAAACGCCATCTTGTTCGCCACAAGAATTGCAGGACTAGGAGCAGAGTATCCAGCAAGAGTTTCCTGCTCAAGCTGCGGTACAGCACAAGACCACACTTTCGACCTTTCAGCTTTGGAGAACAAACAGCAAAAGGAAGCAGAAGAACTTGTTACCGAAACAGATAACGGCACTTTCTTGACAACAACTCCAAGAACAAAGTTTCAATTTGAGTTGAGGCTTTTAACCGGAGAGGACGAAAATAATCTTGTTCAAGCTTCAAGAAAAAGAGCAGAGCACAAACTTCCACAAGATAAGCTACAGCACCAGTTGGAAATGATGACTGTTTCTATTAACGGTGTTACAGACAGGGTACAAATAAAGCTTTGCTTACAAAACCTACCAGCACTTGATTGCAGGTACTTGAGAAAGGTTTATGAGTTTGTGAGCCCAGATTTAAATACAAATGTTTCATTTACCTGCAACAGTTGTTCCGCACATCAGGAGGTCAATTTGCCGATGACGGCAGACTTTTTTTGGTCTGTCTGATGAATACGGCAAAGCGGCTTACGACACTATTTTTTACCTTGTTTATTACGGGGGCATAAGTTTTATAGAAGCTTACAACTTCCCGGTAAAAATGAGAGAGTATTTTGCCAATCGTTTAATAAAAGAAATCGAAAGAAAAAACGAGGCAATCGAAAAAGCAAATAAAAGTTCAAGAGGGAGTTCCTTCGGTAGATAACGGGAGGAACTTTTTCTTTTAGACTATTTACATTTAGCGAGGTGTTTATTATGGAAAAAACAGTTATCAACCTAAACGAGAAAAGAGTCGATGAATCTTGGCTAGGAGCATTTGGCGCACAGATGCGACACATGCTAGACCTTATGGGATTCCCAGGACTACAAATGGGTTCAAACTATTTGCTTCGTGGCACACCAACTCAAATTAGAACCTTTATGGACACACTTCGTCACGAGCGCAGACACATGGATGCTGCTAAAAGATACGGACTTCTCGACCCAAGAACACACGCTAGCTCAACCAGACTAAACCAAGCTGTTAAGAACTTTGAAAGAGCAACCGGGATTAAATACCCAATTAAGTAATTTAAGTTATGACTCCAGAAGAAGTAAAACAAGCACAATTATTCGCTGATGCGGTTCAAAAAAGCGCCGACCAGACCGATCGCGCAAAAAAGACGCAAGAGGAGCTTCAACGCCTCTTGGCGAAAGACATTTCTCAACTTCAGCGCCGCGCAAGATTACTTAAAGAAAACCAAGACAGCGCGGAGTTTATAGCAGAAAAAAATCAACTTATACTTGACTCAACTCAAGCTCAGGTCCAGGCTCTTTTAAAGAAGGATAAACTAACAGAAGAAGAAGAAAAAAGGCTAACTAGGCTTGTAAGAAAGGGAGAACAACTAACAAAACAAGCCGAAAGGCAGAACGAGTTACAGTCTCTTCAAAACGACCTTAAAAGAGAAGCCCTTGGTCTAGCTGAAAACCTCGTTCAACAGTTTGGATTTTTAACAGCCGAGTCAAACGCCTACACGAGAATTCTTTCCAAAGGCGCAAACCTTCTCGCAAAACAAAAAGGCTTGGGCAGGGGCTTGGCAGCAGGCTTGCAAGGCGCAGCCGTCGCAGTCGGTGGTTTTGTTAGTCGTGCCGCCGAATACAGCGATCTAGTGCAAGAAGGCGAGAAAAGTCTTGTTGCTTTTGGCTTATCTGCCGATCAAGCATCAAAGTCAGTACGGTCAATAAGTAAAGATTTTATTGCCGCTGGTAATGCTCCACAGGATTTTATTAACGCTCTACAAACAATTCAAGAGCAAGGTGGCACACGTCTCCGTGAAGCGCTCGACGCTGGTATGGTTGAGACTCTTGCCAGAGCTAGCAAAGCAGGGCTCGACACAGCTTCAGCCACTCAGGTTCTAAATGAAGCAATCGTCCAACAGGGTATGACAGTTGATGAAGCCAACAACAAGCTTGGCTCATTGGTTGCCATCTCTAAGGGTCTTGGAGAACCAATAGGAACAGCCACAAAACAATTTGTTCAGTTTAGTGACCGCTTAGGTCAAGCTGGTCCAAAGGCAATCGAAGTATTTAGAAGACTAAAAGAGATTTCAAAAGCTTCCGGTGTAGAAATCGGTAAGCTATTAGACATTGCTAAAGGCTTTGACACATTTGAAAGTGCCGCAGAGGCAGCTACAAAGCTAAACATTGTTCTTGGAACACAACTTAATGCCATTGAATTAAACATGATGAGCGACCAAGAGCGCATCGATACAATTAGAGAAGCAATTAAAGCCAGCGGTCGCTTAAACGATTTAACTGACGCACAAAGAAGGTTGATTGAACAATCACTCCCAGGCGGTTTAAAGTTTAATGAGATTATTGGTCTAACAAATGATGTAAAAGTAGCCGATGTTGATTTGACAAAAGACCAAGCTGGACAATTGCAAAACCTAACAGTCGAACAACAAAAGGCTCTCAAGGGGCAAGAAGCTGCTGCTGCTGCTCTTATGGCAACCTCAAAAGAACTTGGCGAAAACCTTGCCGCAACAAGTAAGATGGCAGGTCAAGCTGCCGCAGGGATGGGTGGAGGATTCCTTGCAGCCGCTGAGGGTATTATGGGCGCAGCACAGGCGTTTCTCGCCTTCGCTCCCGCAGCAGCAGGCGCAGGCTTCGCCTCAGCAAAAGGTCTTACAGCAACTGGCACAGCCGGTGCAGCGGCAGCCCCTGGCATTGCAGCCGCCGGTACAAGCCTTCTAACGTTTGGCGCAGGCGTAGCATTAATAGTCACGCCCATTGCGGCTCTTGTGGCGGCGGTTGGATTGTTGGCAAACGGTCTTGCAACACTTGTTGAAGCAGGTGCTAAATCCGTAGGTGTCTTTGGAACGCTCGCTAAAATCGCTATAACAATCGCCAGCGCTTTTAATCCCGTCGCCGCGATCCTCAATGCAATGGGCTTGCTGGCGTTAAATTTGGCAGAGAGTATTGACAAAGTAGTCGACGCAGGAAATAAAATTGGCGTCGGCACGGTTGCAAGACTTGGCGGTTACGCAACTCAGGTCGGTAATTTAGTCTCAGCTATTAACAAGGTTAACACCATTAAAGCACGCGAGTTAAGAGGTGCAATTGATGCAGGGTTTAAACTAACAACTGGTGGCACTACTGCCGGTTCAGCCGGTGGGGGTTCTGCACAGCCCGTAACGGTCAATCTCACCTTGGACGGCAAAATCCTTGCCACCGAGACCGTAAAAATTATGAACGGTCAATTATCATCCTAAAATTAAAGTAGCGTTCTATTTATAGAGATTATGGCTATTAACAGTTCAGGTTTACATCAAGTAGAATTTTTCCTACCCAGGTTCAATCAGCAAATTAAGTTTCCCGCTTACATTACTGATTTGAGTGACCAGTTTTCTTCTGATTGGCAGACTGACGTACAGTATGGCTTTCAAGACCCAATTGGTGCTTTTATTGGAACAACAAGAAAAATCACTTTAGGGCTTAGAGTGGTTGCGAGCGATTTTACAGAAAGCGCAGAATACCAGATTAAACTAAACAAAATTGTACAATCTTTATACCCAATTTACAAAGAGGGTGTTGTACCCTCAACATCACCGATTGTTGGTATGAAAGTTGTCAACCTGATTCACGGTGGTAAAACAAAAGGTGGCTTTTTATTCGGCTGGCTTGATGGTTTAAATTTATCACCAAATGTTGGAGAAGGTGGCTTTTACTCAGATGAGGGACAAATGCTTCCCAAGTTATGGGACTTAAGTTTTGGATTTAATGTTATTCATAAAGAAAGACCCGGCACCTTTGAAAAAGAAGGCAGCAAGTTCTCTCTGGGTAATTCTAGCCAGTATCCTGTTCGCGTAAGCGGTGAAGAAGCTTTTACTTCAGACCTTCTCACGGTCATTGAATCACCAGCCGAGCCAAACCAAGCTCGCGCAGGTCAAAGCCCCGCAGCCAGAGCCGGTGCTCGCGCCGGTAGACGACGCAATGGGAACAACTGATGAGCAGACTTACAGACAGAGAGATAATCGAGAACAATTCCATTGAGTTTCTTAAAGATTATAAGAAAAACGCAAAGAAATACATTAGGTACTATGCCACAAAAACAATCTCTTACCCAACTGATGAACAGTTGCAAGAGCTAGAGGGTTATGAGTACCGAGTTTGGAGCGCAGGAGACACTTATCAGGCTCTAGCCTCCACCTATTATGGTGACCCAACTTTATGGTGGATTATTGCTACAATAAATCAAAAGCCAACAGAGTTTCACCTAAAGGTTGGTGATGTGCTGTTAATCCCCACAGGTTTAAGCGATGCTTTGAGTCTAGTTGGAGTAGTTTAAAATGGGTAACGCAACAAGAGAGTGGACTGACCAAGCTTGGTTGATGTCCCACTGGCAAGACAGCTTTGAATCGCCCACATCAACTAAAAAGGTTGTTTATAGAGACTCAGCCGGGACCAACCCAACAATTAAAAACTTTCTATCTTTAAACACTAGGCAGTTATCTCTTTTGCAGCCTTTCATTAAGATTTCTAAACTAGACAAAGGAAAGGCAAAAAAGTCCTACCCAATCACACAATTGTTAATGGACGTTGATAAAATTGCAGAGCAAAAGAAAAAACTAGAATACGTTGTTGCCTCTTCTGTCAATCTTAGTCGAAAAGAAAAGATGAAATTCGATGTTGACATTACCTTTACTTTGGAATTTCTATGTTCGACATTTTCTGCTTTCACTAAGAAAAGAGGAAAAGACAAAGTAGCTTTAGCAGATTTTATTAAAAGACCATTTAACATAAACACTCCTGAAGATGTTACTTATCCCGTAGACAATACTGTTCTTTTAGAAATTGGATGGACAAATCCTGATGGGAAATACTTGCAGGGATTGGTTGATGGCGGCTTTCTAAAGAGCACAGAGAGAAACGCACTTTTAAACTTTTCAAAAAACTCAAGATACAAAGTTGTCGGTTCTTTGTTGCGAAACAACATCACAGTTGAATCAACTGGAGAAATAAAAGTCAGCATAGATTTTAAAGGCAGGATGGCTTCTTATTTTGAAGACCCCCGAGCCAACTTGTTGTTAAGCGCAAATACAAAGCTTTTTAAACAAATTGAAGATTTACAGAAAAAAGCTCAAGACCCAAAACTAAAAAGAGCAGACAAAGCAATTATTGATGCCGAAATAACAAGCACAATGAAGAAGTATTCGGAGGCTATTTTTAGAGACATTTTAGCTGATTTAACGGTAAAAGGGCAACTTAAAAAGATTACTGTTCCCGGCAGTGTGATTGACGATTATTTCAAATTGACAGACGAATACTTTAAAAACAAGAGAAAAGAGCAAAAAGACATAAGAACTTACTTTAATCAAAACTTTACAGACCCAGATTTGACCTACAATCCAACAGCAGACAACCCAGGGTTATTAAAGCCATTTACAGTCGGCACGCCCGTAATTGTAAAACCCTCATCTGAAGCCGCTGGTGTCATTGTTAACCGTGGCTCGCAAGGTTCGCCGCAGCGCGATGCTCAAACAGGGGCTAGACCACCCAAAGACATTTATTACGTTCACGCTCACAACATTATTACCTACATGTGCAAAAACTTTTTTGATAAAGTTAAAATTTTTGACGGCGTTGACCTTGAAAAAATAGAGATTGGCGATTTTTTAATGTCTGTGGTAACAGGCGAGACAGCTTACATTGGCTCCTCTGCGAAGGTTAAAAAGCGAACCTTACAAATTAGTATTGGTGCAATACCCATTTCTTTAGGTACTTTTCAAGAGTGGTTTGTGTCATTTATTTCAGGTCAGGGTAAGACCATGGTTACCCTAAAAGACTTTCTTTATTACATGACCCAAAAGTTAATTCAAATAGCCTTTAGAAAACCAAAGGGCGTGAGAGTATTTCCACAATTGTATTTTCCCAAGTATCAATTGTTTGAGATTGGCAAGCCTGCTGGCTCGGCTGTTAGAGCCACAATGCTAAACTATTCTCCAACAGCGGGTGCTGGCAACTTACCGAAGGTTGTGCTGGGCGGCGGGCAGCAGGCTGTTAGAGACGTAAAATTTAGCCAAGCAACAATCAAGGGCTTGAAGTCTGCTTTTGCCGATCCACACGCATTTAAAATCACAGGCATAGCCAGAGACGTTTATAACTCCACTGTTGAATTGTACGGAGCACCATTTTTTGAAAATGGTACTTTTATTATTATTGACCCAACAAAACTACTGGATGATAACTCATCAACCAGTAATAACCGCTCCAGCGACACAGCCATGGCTTTGAAACAGCTAGGCATCGGCGGCGTATACCTTATAATCAGTGTAAACACATCTTGGACAAAGGGTGGTTATTTTACCACTCTAGACTGCAAGTATCAAGGACCACTCCCCAGGGAGGGTCAGCCAATAAAAATAGAAAAGAGATTTCAAGGTAAGTAATGAGAGACAGAATTGTAAATAACATTTTAACCGAAGTCCCTGAGTCTGCCAACAATGCCGATTCAAGAACAAATTATAATGATAGGTCTTTTATTTCTCTTGGTGAAGAAATCTTTGACACGATTGATTTAAGAAGTCAAAAGTCTTTATACGGAAGAATCGACACAGACAACAACACCATCTATCCAAACATAGAAAAGATTTCTTTTAGCGCAGACTCAAGAACATTTGGCTTTGAATCATCAAACAAATTAATACTGCAATTTTTGCAAGATTGGCAAAACTTAAGCTTTGGACAGATTTCAAAATCTTCAATCTATAAAAACATTAATGTCAGCAATTCTAACTTTAGAAACATCACAGAATCATTTTCTCAGTATTATCAAACCCTACTAGAAGAACACCTTCAGGTTCTTTTGTTTGATTTAGACGACAAAAAGATTACAAGCTTTCAATCATACGTTGCACATTTGTTTGATTATTTAAAAACATACAACATCGCGATAACGAGAGAGTGCCTTATTCGCACTTCCTTCTTTAAGCCCGACAGCACAGGTCTTGTTTATTCGCTACAATCAAACACATTTGGAAACGATGAACAAGCTTTTGTTGATTACATAAATGACAGCGCTTATTCTTTGTTAAAACAAACTCTTATTAGACACGCCCTGGTTTTAGATTTAAATTCGCCGTGGCAGTTTGTTGTCAACATTTCTGCTCCACAAATAACAAAGCCTGCTCCCGAGCGAGGTTTCAAGGGTTTTCCAAAGAGAGAAGAGTTCTTTAACACAAACTATGTTCGTGCTTACGAGACAGAATTTGAATTTATTAAAAGCACTCTTTTGCGTGGCTACGAAAATTTCTTATTAGCAAATCTTCGCAAAGGTGCAGCAGTCTGTCAAGACACAGGTGACGTTGTTCAGTTTGACATTCCCAGACAAAGAGTAACCCCTGCACCAGAAGCTAATCAAGTTGTGCTCGATTTTTTGATTTCCGTTCGACAGAATGAAACAGGAACTACCTTGACAAGCGCTGAGATTAAGAGTATAAACAGAGCAAAGACAGAGCAAGAGAAATACAAAACGCTCCACGATTTAATAAAAACAAAGTCGCTTGTAAAGGTAAAAGACATTTTGAGCAGACCAGATGCCCTACGGCTAGCAAATTACATTCGCTGCAAGGGTGCAAGAAAAAGCCTTTACCACGGTTGGCTTCCTTGTTTGCGAGAGGAAGATTATTTAAAAGCAATCGACGCTCTACCTCCAAGCAAAGAAGCAGTAATGTCGAAGTTGTTAAAAACAAACAAAAAGCAGCCTGACCCAATCCTCGTTGATTCTTTAGAACTGGCTGAAGAACAAAAATTAAAAGAACAAGGAATAAACCTTGACGATACTGAAATCTAGTGCTATACTGCACGCATGTTATTTCAAACGCTAGACGACAAAGAAACCTGTGTTGCATCCTACTACGACGGTCGGCTACATTTCGACCACGTTCCCGAAGAAGGCTCTGCGACTTGGAACTATCATTCTTATCTACCTGACCACGTTCAGTTCGCAGAACTCTACACAGGTGGCAAAGACCCTATCGATGTTTGCCCCGAGGAACTAAAAGAAAGTTGGGAAGCAGCCCAAGGCAGGCTCAAAGCCCTGCTCAAGTCTTTCTATCATGTCGGGCTCACAGTCGATGAGTTTTGCTTTTACGAGCTTGTTCCACACAGGTTTCTCAAACAACACGCAGAACTAAAAAATAAAATAACTGAGCACGTTATTCAAAACTATCCCAAGCCCCCGAACTACGACCATCTAATCAAAGTCGAGAAGTTGGCGAAGGAAGTATCAACCCGCCCAGTAAAACTCAACGGCTCCAACATCAAGGTGCAACTAGCAACCGAAAAGGGTAGAGCAGAATACGCCAAATACAAGGCGAACCCTTACATAAACTATAGTACCTTTGGAACGCGCACAGGTCGCATGGCAACGAAGAAAAACTCTTTTCCAATACTTCTTATGCCTAAAAAAATGCGCGGCGTTATAGAGCCTTACAGAAACGTTTTTCTTGAATTTGATGTTGTCTCGGCAGAGGTCGCTACACTGTTCTATCTAACCGGCAGACCCATCCCCGAAGGAGACCTACACAAGTGGGTCAATGAGAACATCTTCGGTGGCAAATACACGCGAGACGAAGTTAAAAAGAAGTTCTTCGCATGGCTCTACGACCCTCGTAAGAAAAACAAGCAGCTTGAAGAACTATTTAATAGGCAGGAGATAATCAACAAGTTCTACGATGGCGAGTTTATCACCAACCCTCTAGGAAGGAAGATTAGGGTTGATGAGACACGAGCACTAAACTACATCGTCCAGAGCACATTTAACGACATTTTTTTGACAAACATCGCCAAGCTGTCTGATAAAATGAAAGAGTGGGGTATGAAGTCACACATTTCATTTTTTATCCACGACAGTGTAGTTTTGGACTTCGATGCAAAGGAGAAAGGAAAAATAAATGACATTATGTCTGTTCTTTCGACCTACGGAGACCACAAGTTCAGCCTTCACATGAACATTGGCAAGAATTATGGCGACATGAGGGAAGTTCTATGAGAAGTATTGTATCAATCGGAGAGTCAGCCGCTCTTTTCGCAGAGTTTTTGGCTTCCTACCCCGAATATAACACCTATACCATAGGTCACAGCGCTGTGGAGTTCAAAATACCAATATTTTCCGACCCAGAACGCTATGACGAGCCCGTAAAAGGGTTGAAGCGGTACTTATCCACCGTATCTGACGAAGTAACGTGCGTTATTTCAGGTGGCGAGATGGTGTCGCTCACATCGCTCCGAGTTTTGGAGCAACTAAGAGAAAAAGAAGTAGATATTATTTATTTACAACCAAAACTTGACTTGCTTAACCAAAGTGCTATAATGGCACACAACTTGGTACACGGAGTTACCCAAGAAATGGTGCGCTCCAAGGTATTCAAGCGTTGGTATCTTTTTGACCTAGACTTGGTTAAAGCAGTAACCCCAGGTGTGGTGCTTACAGAAATGAAGAAGTCAGTTGCAAGCAGCGCAGCACGACATTATCACACTTTTAACTGGCTTAGAAGCCAGGACAACCTTTTTGGTCTTGACGAGGACAGTTCTCAGAACGCAGTTATTTCTTCTATCTCATACTGCGATTTTGACTTGACAAGCGTCACCGATCTTGGTAAACTCTTATTCACCCGCGAACAGGAGGTGTTCTACGGAATCAGTGAGGAAAAGGTAAAAACAGACACAGAACTTTATGACAAAGTAGTGAAGTCGTTTAGCGGCTTCAAGAAAGAAGGTGTTCGCACCTCTTTCAAAGTCTTCTCCGTACCATACGAAGAAGATATCATTTATGTCAAAAACTCTACCACAGCAGTTCAAAACAAAGTTTTGGTAGAGGCTATTGACAAAGCAAGTAATGAATAGTATAATAATAGCAAGTTTATAGCAAATAAGGAGAAATAAAATGGCAATTGATTTTAGCAAGCTTAAAGCAAAACTCGACGTTCTTGACGGAAAGGCAAAGGCTGGTGGAAAGAATAACAATGTGTTCTGGAAGCCAGAGGTTGGTACGCACATGATTCGTATTCTACCTGACCCTGACGGTGATCCCGTGAAGGAACTACACTTCCACTACAATGT